TACCGTCAACATACAGTTTAACATCGCCCTTAACATATACAGAATCGTTACCAACAACGACTGTGAACTTATCTTTTTGGATGCGTTCCGCACGGTCTCCAGCAGGTCCCCATTCAATGTATGAACCTGCTCTGTGATACAGATGTATCCGTTCATTATCTTTCGTGTCATCGAACTCCATGGCATGCCCGGATTCCGATTCATAGACATTGTTATATGGGTAAGTGGCATTATAGTATGGGTCTGGTTCTACCTTACTTTCTTTCTTTGCCTTCTTCATTGAGACAATAGAATCTTCATCCACTTTTTCATTTCTTGCCAAGCGTGATGTGCTTGGTTCATCTAGTTTTCTTGGATAACCAGTAGCAGTTTCATTTGGTTTAACTGGTGCTGTTTGTAATTCAGAACTTGTTCTTGGGTCAGAAAACGCTTCTTGTGCGTTTGCAGCCTTCAATGCAATACCTGGAAATACACCCATAATTACGGGGTCTTGAGCTGCTTCTCCATCAGTAAAGAAACCAGCAACCATATCACCTTCTTTTGGTGCATATGGGTTTGTATTATTAATTGGAAGCATTGGCATAGCCCAAGGCAGTTGCTCTGTTGGTAATTGCATCTTATTATCAGCGTGCCAACCAACGCAACGAACACGACAACGACCCATCTTTAATGGGTCTTTACGGTCTTCTACAATTCCAATCCACCAAACAAAACCGTTTTTACCTGCAAAGTCTTTTGATGATTCTTTATCCATATTAATACTCTAAAATCTGTCTAGCTTGAGCTATACCACTTGATGGCACAAACTCATTAGCTGTTGATGTTGTGGCCACTTCAATAATTGTTTCGTGCTTGTCGTATTTAATCAACTGTCTGGAAGCAATAATGATATATTTTCCACTTAAACTTGGGTCATTGTTGTCATCACCTTTTTCACGGACTGACATGTCTGGTGCCATTACATTGACATTGAAACCAGATGTTAATTGAAAGTTACCTGGCATGGCGACTTTAACTCTCTTACCCATTAAGTTTGCTAAAATTGCTTTGCGTTGGAATAGAAACGCTTCATAGTTTTCAATTTTACTTAATGAATGTGGGTCATTCTGTTTTACATAAGCACTTAACTGTTGTGCTAGACCAAAAGAACTAACTGTCTTTTTAGCATCAAACGCTAAAGTGTTTGGTTTGCCATCACGGTCAAAAATTTCTGAAAAGTTTGGAGTTTCATTACCATGTTTCATTGAGGTGTAATGGTCACCATAACTAATATTCTTTTTAGATATTGTTCTAGTCAATGGGTCAAAACCAATAAACTGACCAGAATTAACACCCTCTCTAGTCTTCTTAACATTATCTGCCTGTGTTATGACCTCATATCCACGAGCGCTACTAATTTCAGTCATAGCATTATTGTTGTTTAAGTTTTTAGGTTCAAACTTAATATCTAAAACTTCTGTTTGAGTTAGTAGTGTTGATAGTGAAGCAAAATTATATCCAACCAAATTCTGAAAGAACATAAAGTTTGGTGATTGATTTTGGTCAACTGCTCTTTTGGCAATCCACTCAATTGCCTCTAAAGGTCTTAGGTTTGGAACAACAACTTTTTTAACACCAGAAGATATCTCATAAACACCACCTAAGTTATTAGCTGGCACTTTTAAATAATCTTCTAAAATCTTTTGAACAGCATATGAATATGTTCCTTCATATGATTGATTAATTCTTTTTTGGTCAGAGAACATAAACTCGTCAGCCACAAAATGTAGCACATAAGTTTCTGTTTGACCATTTGATTTTCTTTCAGACTGTTTATAGATTCTAAAAGCCTTTTTGAATGAAGCAATATCTGAATTGCCATCTTTTGCAATATTAATTAGAATTGATTCTGAACCATCAAATAACAATTTACCTGATAGACCAACAGAATCAGTCAACATAATATTACCACTCATTACAGGCATCAACATAGAATCGTAAATGTTCAATTCTTCATAGATGGCAGTAACATCTATTGAACCTGCTTTGGTCACAATTACCAGTTCATTTATTTTGAACTGTGTGGACTTATTTACACCAAAACTCATCCTTTAATTACTCTCTTAAATTCTTTTTCAACAAATGGAATAAATTCTGGTTTGAGTAATTTAATAGTCCTTTTCTTTTCGTTTTCTTCAATTTCATAATCATAATAAGTTTGAAATGTTTTTGTAACAGTCTGCGTTACAGTTTTGCCATCATTTAATGTGTAAGTATTTGTTGTTGCCGCTGTGTTTGCATAAGTGTTAGCATCAATCTGCAATTTCTCAATAATTTGAGTTGCATCAGAAGCTGTTCTAGTAACAACTTTAAAGTATGCTTGAACATTAGCATTGTTCATAGCCCAAGATATACCAGATACTGGTGTAGTATTAGCCGCACCGTTTGCAGAATATTTTGAATCAATAAAATCAATAATTGTTCTTTGGTCTAAAGGCCAATCAAACTGTGGGTCAAGAATATCATTAAACAATAAAACAATCCAATGTCTTTCAACATTGTCATAATACTTACGAGCAATAATTTCTGGCGTGTCACTATCTTGTATATTATATTCGTAAAATGCAGCTGAATTGTCTTTTAGTTTTTGTTCAAAACCAAACCTAGCAATAATATTGGTGACTGTATCGACACCACTAGATTTATTATTGCTTGTGTAAAAGGTTTTTGGATAGTAATTAAAAAATTTTGCCATATATTATACCTTAGCCTGAGTTGTGCCTCTATCTTGTTTAAAGTCAGCCTTAGTAAGGTAAGTTGTTTCTTTAAATGATAGTTGTAAGTTGATAGCAACAGGCATACCAGTTCTACCTAAAGACGGTTGATTTTCACCAGGAACTTCATATGCTGAGAATCCGTTTGGTGCATAATTCACATCAATCTTTTCCAATACACAAGTTGAGATTGGAGGAATGTTAGGATTTTGTGTTCCGCCATAATAAAACTTAATGTCAAATTCAGATGGTGGCACCAAGAAACCTTGAGCATCTGAAACTAATTCTGGTGCCTGATGAAATCTTACTCTTTCAATAATTCTTTGGACTTCTAAAGCTTCTCTCTCATCTCTTGGATAAAAAGTAAAATCAAATTGAAATGTTCTAAAGTTTGGTGACTTGTAAATCATTTCAAGCATTGGGTTACGAACTGTTCCCGTTACTGCTGTGAAACCTAGTCGGCCTGTATTCTCACCAAGAACAGCACCTGCACCTGAAGCTATGGCTGCAGCCGCTTCGTTACGAACTGATTTACCTATTGAAGCACCAGCTGTGGCTGCACCTTTTGCAAGAGCACCTAAACTGTCTTCACCGCCTGTGCCACTCTTAAATGCATCTACGGCAGAACCACCAGCTGCCAATATTTTACCACCTAATTCGTTACCAATTGGAATATCATCGTAGCCCTGTGAATATGAATAATTCAATGTGTCAGGCATATACAGAGCAATAGCATCTGTTGTTAATTTTGTTGTTTGTAGAAAACTCTTATTTGTAATCTTCTTAATAGATGTGTCAATGATTGCTTGTGTTTGAGCTGAAGAACCACCAAAGATAACACCAGATTGACCAAACAAATTGTTTATTCCGCCAATTGCACCACCAAGTGCTTTTTGAGCTGCACCAGCAATTCCACTTAATGCGCCACCAGCTGCATTGTTAAGTTGGTTTAAACTGCTATTGACTTTGTTTGCGATATCACCAGCAACATAGTTTCCTAAATTACCTGATTGAGCAGACTTAATTGCACCTTGAATACTTAACTTAGCACCTTCTTGTTTTGCAAAGTTAGCCTTATCAAAGGCTGCATCTCCGCCAGTTGCTAAATTCCCTTTGAATTGGGTTTGTCTTTGTTGACGAATATAGATAACTAGGTAGTGAGCTTTATCTGCATTACCAACATCTAATGGGTATCGAAAAGTGCTTTTTTCGAATTCGCTGCCGACTAAAGGTGATAAAGGACCTTTTCTATCAGTTGCGCCTTTGTTAAATGATATGTCTGAGAAGCCGAATAGAGCCATATGAATTTCCAATAAAATATTAACTAGATACTATTTATGTCATATAAAGGATGGTTCCGACCAAAGAACCCACAAAAATATAAGGGTGATGCTAAAAACATTGTCTACCGTTCCTCTTGGGAGTTAAGAGTGATGAAATGGATGGATGATAACCCAAATGTTATTTGGTGGGCATCGGAAGAGTTAGTAATTCGTTACCGTTCTCCTGTTGACCAAAGAATACACCGCTACTTTCCAGATTTTATACTTAGGGTCAAACGGAAAGCAGGTTTGGAGAAGACTTTAGTGATTGAAGTGAAACCGCACTCACAAACTATCAAACCAGTCCAAAAACGCAAAACCAAGAAGTTTATTTCAGAAGCGGCAACATATGCCATCAATCAAGAAAAATGGCGTGCCGCTGATTTGTTTTGCCAGGAACACGGGTGGGAGTTTCTGGTACTAACCGAAAAAGACCTTGGCATTTGAGATAAATAGAAGATGGCAACACAACTAATTGACAGAATTATT